AAGTACTATATACCGCACTAAACATTGAAAGAGAGATAAAAAATGGCTACTAATAGAGGTATGATACAACGGTCTCTGATCCCCGGCGTTCACGCTATCGTCGGGCTGAGTTACGGAGCCACACCTGAAGAACACGCACCGCTTTTTGAAATCATGAATTCCAAACGGAGTTTTGAAGAAGAGGTCTATGTTTCAGGCATGGGTGGAGCCCCGGATAAACCGGAAGGTTCTGCTGTTCAATTTGACGACATTCAGGAAACATACACTTCCAGATACCGCCACGAAACTGTAGCAATCGGTTTTGCTGTTACTAAAGAAGCGTTCGACGATGATCTTTACAAAACAATTTCTTATGCTAAAGGTCAAGAACTTGGTCGTGCAATGGCTGATACCAAGCAAACAAAAGCTGCCGCAATCTTCAATAACGGTTTTAATGCTAGTGTTGTTGGTGGTGATGGCGTTCCATTGTTCTCCACAGCTCACCCAACTACAGAAGGATCTTTTGGTAACAAAGTTTCTGTAGACCTGTCGGAAGCAGCCTTGGAAGACGCAACTATTGCAATCTCCAAGTTGGAAAATGACCGTGGCATCTTACTTTCTTTGAGAGCACAGTCTCTCCACATTCCTCCTGAGCTTCAATATGTAGCTGAGAAGATCCTTAAATCTCAGTATTCTACTGGAGCTGGTATTACAGGCAGTGTAACTGATGTGAACGATGTCAACGCTCTTAAAAACATGGGCCGTTTCCCCGGCGGTGTTTACATTAACCACCGTTTCACTGATCCAGATGCTTGGTTCATTAAAACAACTGCTCCTAACGGTACTAAAATGTTTGTTCGTGAAGAGCTTAGCGGTCAAGAAGACCTTGACTTCTCTACTGACAACATGCTCTTCAAATTCCGTGAGCGTTATAGCTTCGGTTGGACCGATCCTCGTCAATGGTACGGTTCTGAAGGAGCCTGATATTTATAAGGTTTACTCCTCCCCCTCTAGAGAGCCCCCTTTGTGGGGCTTTCTTTTTATTTGTTCTTATGCTATAATTAAAAAGAAGAATATTCCGATACAGTATATTAATAAAAAAGGTGAAGTATGTCTTGTTCAATTCGTAGAAGAAAGGTTCTTTTGGACCAAACAGCAGCTGGAAACGGTCCTTGGATTCGTCTCGACTCTCGGTATGAGGACAGTCCTGAAAGAGCTATTCAAATCTCTTTGACTGCCGGAGATTCAGTTAGAATTGAAGGTACTACTCTAGACATTAGAGGAGAAGGAGACCCTACAGACACAATAGCAGCAGAAGATATTGCTATACTAGATGGATCTTTTTCCTCTTCTACCTCCACAATTTTAAATGGGAACTGGACCTATATTCGTGTAGTAAAAACAGGGTCAAGTGGAAACGCAAAAGTTCAAGGGTTTGTTTAATAAATATGGTTTCGGATGCCACAACAAGCAACCAAAGAGTTTTCAATCTCGACGTAGATGAAATAATCGACGAAGCGATTTCCATGATTGGCGGTGAACATGTTAGTGGTGTTGAAAATAAAAAAGCAAGACGAACTTTAAACCTTCTTCTCATAGAGCTCCAAAACAAAGGAGTTCCAATTAACACTTTAGATTTCATTACAGTTAATGGAGTAAAAGGACAACTTGAGTACAGTCTTCCTACAGAAGTAGTTGATGTGTACGAATTAAATTTAAAAAGAGATGACATTGAAACACCTCTTTTAAGGTACAGTCTTCAGGAGTTTCACCAAATTCCTACTAAAGACCAACAGGATCGTCCCTCAACATATACAGTTGAAAGAAATACAGACACTCCTGCGATAAAAGTCTGGCCAAGACCAGACAGAGACACTGATGAATTTGAGTTAATGGTGTATAAAAAGATTGAGGATGTCACGACATCATACCAAAAGATTGGTTTAGCTCACTATTACTTACCAGCGGTTACGACTGGGTTAGCCTATAAATTAAGCTTAAAACGTACAGGAGTGGATCAATATACAAAAGAGCGAATAAGACAAGACTACTTGGAAATTCTTCAGACAACATTTGATGAGGACAGGGAAAGAACCCCTATGAAAATTAGACCAAGAGGTGTGGGAGTTTGGACAAGCGGTAGAGGCCACTAAAAGATGAGACGTTACAGAAAAGGTAACAACGCTAAGGCTATTAGCGACAGATCTGGTTTCGCTTATCCTATGGAAGAAATGATAATTGAGCCGGGAACAGGTTGGCTGGTACATCATGGTGAAAGTGATGGAATGTGGAACTTAACCGATCATCCGCTTAACCACGTTGAAGAGTATGTTAACTACGGTGACCCATTTCCTGTTGAGTACGCCAGACCTGAACAAGAAATTGAAGGACGGGGTCTTCTTGGAGATGAAAGCGGTCTTCTGGTCGTTGACTCTCAAAATAATGAAATTTACACAAGAAAATCGACGTACGAGGTAAATTAAAAAAGATGGCTGCAAAGAACCCAACAGAGTTTACAACTGCTACACAGATAGAAACTGGGGATCTATTTCTTATCTACAGAGATGGAACTTTTCAATCTGCTCCAAAATCTTTGTTAGTTACAGAATTAGTGGCTTCTAATGAAGTAGTTCAAGATGCAGTAGGGGATCTTTTAGTAGGTAACACAGAAACCTTGATTACGGTTACTTATGATGACGGTAATAATAATTTGAATTTTATAGTAGAGGATGACCTTTCTCTTTATAATAACAGCCTTTCAGGTTTCATAACAGCGGATTCAACTGATACTTTTACCAACAAAACTTTCGACGCTAATGCTACAGGAAATTTAATATCAAATATCGAAACAGAAGATATTGCGTCAAGTTCTAAAACGGGAATTGACTCAACTCTTGTAACTGGAACAGCAGGAGTAGCCAATAACCTAGCTCTGTGGAATGTTGACGGTGACTTGGTAGATGCTTCTGTAACTATTGCGGATTTCCAACAAACAGATGAAGAGATTCAAGACATTGTAGGAGGGATGTTCGTTTCAAATAGTGAGGTTTTAATTCAAAGCCTTTATGATGATGGAACAGGGAAAGTAGACCTAATTGTTAATAATGATCTTTCTCTTTATGACAACACCAACAGTGCTTTTATAACAGCGGATTCAACTGATACTTTTACCAACAAAACGTTTTCTGATAATATTTTAATTGATTCGACCTTTCCTTATCTTGATTTAAGAGACAGTGACTCAACAGCAGATTTTAATCGTACTCGTATAGCTGGTTCTAATTCTGGTGGGTACGTTGTTAATGTAAAGTCCGATGGAGGTACCACTAGCACTGCTTATATGTTGACTACTGATGTTGACGGCCCAAAAGAACATCAATTCAAGTCAGCTTTCGGAGCCAATCGCCTCATCATTAATGCTGACGGTTTGGATGTTAATGGGGAAACGCAGCACGACTTTAAGATTTCTAATTCAGTCAAGACTCGTGTAAATTCTACTGGTTTAATAGTCTTTGGTTCTGTTAATGCTACAAGCATCGACACAACTTCGGGAAACGAGTTTACAAAAACCCAAAACTTTGACGCTACAACGCTAACAGACGGCGCAAATATCTCATGGGACTTGGAGAGTAATCAGGTGACCTCTGTTACGTTGGGTGGGAACAGGACATTGGACAATCCGACAAATCAGGTCGACGGGGCGACATATATTCTTAGAGTTGTTCAGGACGGCACAGGAAGCCGGACGTTGTCCTTCGGCACCGCCTATAAGTTCCCCGGAGGAACAGCCCCGACTTTAACAGGAGATGCTAACGCAGTTGATATTCTGACTTTTGTTTCAGACGGCACAAACATGAACGCAGTGTTTCAGGGAGATTTTAGCTAATGTTTACTTTTCCTGTTGGGTTTTTTGGTGGTGGCGGGCCGGTGTTTGTCTATAGCGGTAGCACTGACGACACTGTCCGTAAAATAGATAGTTCTGGCAATGAAGTATGGAGTTTTACAGGCCATACGAGCCTTGTATACGCTGTAGCTGTTGATGCAGATGGAAACGTCTATAGCGGTATCACTGACGGCACTGTTCGCAAGATAGATAGTTCTGGAAACGAAATATGGAGTTTTACAGGCCATACGAGCATTGTATTTAGTGTTGCTGTAGATGCTGATGGCAACGTCTACAGCGGTGGC